CGGACTCATAATCCGTTGGTTCCTGGTTCGAGTCCAGGTGGAGGCACCAAATGCGGGGTTCGTATAATGGTAATACCTTAGCCTTCCAAGCTAAAGCCGAGAGTTCGATTCTCTTACCCCGCTCCAAAGAATTTTAACTGAAAATTTTGTCTACCGCATAAATACAATACAGGGAGAACGACTATGTATTGCGATTATGGATGTGGAGAAATAGCAGAGTTTAAGTTAAAAAACGGCAAATCGTGTTGCTCTAAGACAACTTCTGGATGCAGTGAAATTAAAAAGAAAAATTCAGAAGGCGGAAAAAAATCCTACAAATTAGGTGCAAGACCAACTGCTAAAGAAGTTTATGCTAAATTGCCTGATGATGTTAAAACTAAAATGAATTGGAATAAAGGGAATTATTCTAATACTAGTTTTGCATACGATGGTTCAGGAAGTCATAAAACTGTTTTAATTCAAGAGCGTGGTCATAAGTGTGAAGATTGTGGAACAGAAGAATGGAAAAATTATCCTGTCCCATTAGAACTTGAACATATAGACGGTGATAACAGAAATAATGTTAGAGAAAATCTTAAATTATTATGTTGTAATTGTCATGCGTTAACGCCAACGTGGAGAGGTAGAAACATTAACACAGGAAAAGTGAAAGTTTCGGACGAAGAACTGTTGACAGCATTAAAGGAATGTAGTAATATACATCAAGCACTAAGAAAAGTAGGACTTTCTCCTAAAGGAGGAAATTACACAAGAGCAAATAAGTTATATGCCCGGGTGGTGAAATGGTAGACACAAAGGACTTGAAGATAATTTGAGTGCCCTAGGAGAAATCTTAGGAGTAGAACCCGTCAAATTCGGTGAAGGCTGTTAAATGCTAATACCGAGCCAAGCTTCAGTAGAAGTACTGTTGAAGGTGTAGAGACTAGACGGCGGGCATCTAAGGCGACAGCTATGATGAAGGTATAGTCCAGACCACAAACAGAAATGGTAGCGAAAGCTATAGTGGTAAGAAAATCCTTCGCTTAATAGGCGTGCCGGTTCGAGTCCGGCCCCGGGCACCAAGTATTATGCGCAAGTGGTGGAATGGCATACACGCTGGTCTTAGAAGCCAGTGCCGAAAGGATTGAGAGTTCAAGTCTCTCCTTGCGCACCAGTAATAGGGGATTAGCTCAGTGGTAGAGCAGCGCCCTTACAAGGCGAAGGTCAATGGTTCGACCCCGTTATCCCCTACCAAATGTATAGGAAAAAGAAAATGGATAATAAAAATAAAACACTTAACAGATTTGAATTAGTTCTTGCTGCAAGCAATAGAGTACGTGAATTGCGAAGTGGACATCGCAGTACATTAGGTACTAAAAATCGTGATTGTGTTACTGCATTAAATGAAATTGAAAAAGGTATTATTGGTAAAGAGTATTTGTATAAACAAAGATAAAAATGTCTCGGTGGTGTAATGGCAGCACAACGGTCTCCAAAACCGTTTGTGGGGGTTCGAGTCCCTCCCGGGATGCCAAACAAAAAAGGTGAATATGAAAATTTTACTCTCAAATAATGATGGATTTAAAACATACGCAGAATTAGAGGATTGTGTTCATCCTGCTCAGTTTAAAATTCTACGAATCTACACACATTGGGATAATGCAAAGTATCCACAAGATCAAATTAAATGTGAATTATTTCTGACTGAAGAAGCAAGAAACAATTTAATTGATTTGCTGAAATAAACATGCAACGGTGGCAGAGAGGCCCAATGCAAGGGTCTGCAAAACCCTAAAGCCGTGAGTTCGAATCTCACCCGTTGCTCCAAGTATCCCAGAGTCCCTTCTCTGTTATAAAAGGGGGTAATTAGCTTCACCATAACGCTAGGGCTCATACGATGACAGCCTCAAAGCCCGCTTACATGGGTGATAGAAAAATCGTAGGTTTAGCTGGCACGAGCCATAAGGACCGTCAGTGGACAGGGTAACAACTCAGTAAGGGGCTTATGGGAGTGAGTAGCCTTACAATTTTAAAGGATAGAAAAATGCAAACAATTCGTGCAAGTCACATTTTAGTAGAGAGTTTAGAAAAAGCTGCTGGTTTAAGAAATGATATCATTTCAGGTAGGAAATTTGAAGATGTTGCAAGAGCAAATTCAAAATGTCCTAGCAAAGCACAAGGTGGTGATTTAGGTACATTTACAAAAGGTCAGATGGTAAAGCCTTTTGAAGATGCTGCATTTGGTTTAGATGTAGGACAAATGAGTGAGCCAATTCAAACAAACTTTGGCTATCATATTATCCATAGAACAGGTTAAAGTCAGTGCGGGAGGGAGAAACGGTTTACTCGCTGGTCTCATAAGCCAGAAATATCAGGTTCGATTCCTGTTTCCCGCAACCAATTATTTAGGAGGCAATATGCCAGCAGTATTTTTAGTTAGTGACACACATTTTGGTCATGCTGGCGTATGTAGATTCCTGCGTGACGATGGTACGAAACTTAGACCATGGGATAATCCAGAAGAAATGGATGAAGAAATGGTTAAGCGTTGGAACGAAACAGTTCGCCCTAACGATAAAGTTTATCATCTTGGTGACGTTGTAATTAATCGCAAAGCACTGAAAACTCTAGCCAGATTAAATGGCGATAAAGTATTGATTAAGGGTAATCACGATATCTTTAGATTAGATGAGTATACCCCGTACTTTAGAGATATCCGTGGTTATCATGTGATGAACGGTATGATATTAAGTCATATCCCAATGCACAGTGAAAGCTTAGCACGATTTGGTACAAACATTCATGGACATCTGCATTACAACAGAGTAAAAGCAGAAATCTTCGGTGAATACGAAATTGACCCGCGCTATCACTGCGTTTGCGTAGAACATACAGATTATCGCCCTATACTGTTTGAAGATGTAATCAAACGTATTAAAGAAGAAGGTGGTACTGTAGGATTTAGGAACGGAAACGGTCCTGTTATGTAAATAGACCCTTCGGGGTCTATTTTTTTGGCTATATTCTATAGTCCTATTCACTAGTATTTTAACTGTGTATATTGTACAATGTTACATGCGTGTTAAATACTATATGAATAAATTAATATTATTAACGTTATTTTTGTTTTCAACAACTTGTGTAGAGGCACACACTAAAGTTAAAAGAACAAAAAAACATCAAAGCAAACATCATGTTGTTAAACATCAAAAACGTAATTACGGCATTCAAACGAATCCTAACGTTTTGCTGATGAATATAACTGATAATCAAATTATAGAAAATACATTACCTGAACATCGCGGTAGCATTGCTAGTATTAGCAAGTTGATGACAGTCTATACTGTTATCAATGCTAAGCAGGATATGAATGAAATAATTCCAGTAGTTAGTACATTGTCTAACCACACACGCCTTTCTAAAGGAATGCAATTATCAAGAAAAGACTTGATAATGATGGCACTAATTCATAGTGACAATTTAGCTGCAAAAACTTTAGCAGATAACTACTTAGGTGGGTACGATGCATTCATTACTTCAATGAATAGAAATGCTAAAGAATTGTTAATGGATAATACAGTTTTTTATGATCCTACTGGATTGAGTGCAGGCAATGTCAGTTCAACTAAAGATATTATATTTTTAACCAATGCTGTTAGTCAATTTAATATCGTCAGAGAAGCAGCACAAAGCGAAGATTATAGAGTAAAAGCAACTAAAGGCAAAAAGACATATACCATCACTGCTAGACCTACTATAAACTTTTTTGGTAAAGAAGGCATTGTAACTATCAAAACAGGATTTACAAATGCAGCAGGATTTTGTATTACAATGCTTGTAAGCAAAAAAGATAAACTTTATAATTTAGTAATCTTAGGTGCTAGGTCCAGTAAGGAAAGAAAACTTCTTATTGAAAGAAGTTTAAAAAGCATACAGACATAAATAAAATAGTAGTACATAACTTAGTGAGCCCAATCATGAGCAAAATAACTGAAGTAGAAGAATTAGAAGAAGAAGTTTATGAAGATTGGCAGTATGAAGAAAGTGGTAAAAAAGCAAGTGAATTTATTGAAACAAAAATAATGCCATTATTGCATGAATTTGACTTTGGTAATGAGGACGAAGATTACATATATGGTACAGCAGTATTTGGAGTACTTGTAGAAATTTTACCCCTATTAGCACAACTGGGGTACAATAAAGATGATATCATAGAACAGGTTCATCAGTATTACGATTTTGTTGATAGCAGGACGTTGCATTGATTGAAATAGTTTTTTATTATCAAAACAGTCAGAAAAGCCCAGTGCATGAACAAATGATTAAATCACTTGCAAATGCATTGGGTTCCCTTATTGAACTTCCAAAAAAGTTGCAAGTTTGTCTATACCCGTTTCTAGATAACGTATATGGTGGCATTGACAAAAATGTAACAAATCGTTTTGGGGTAAACATCAATCTTTCCCTAGAGCAACTTCCTAAAATAGTAGTGCATGAACTAATCCACATCCATCAACGTCATGTGGGGCTTCTAAAGATCAAACAGGGGCATTATTATTGGCGTAATATCCCCTACAGTAATAAGATGCCTGAAGAAATGAGTTATCAAGAATACAAGAGTTGCCCGTGGGAAACAGACGTAGATGAACGGGTTGACAAATTGTTAACAGACTCATTAGAATTAATAAAAAAACAACATTTAGCCAAAGTTGACAATAAATCCGCATAGTGCTATAATAGCATCTATGACTAGAAAACGCCGCTCGGATCGTAATCACATTATCTATGTGATCACCAATGCTATCACAAACGAACAGTATATTGGTATTACTGGTGTGAATAGTACGGTCAAAAAATCACTTCATGTACGTATTAGAAAGCACGTGCAGAGGGCTTTTACTGAAGATAAAAATTGGGGGTTATATGATAATATTCGTAGCTATGGGACTGGTGCTTTTACTTATGGCATTGTCGATATAGTAAGAGGTAAAGCGCAAGCACATACCCGTGAACTTGAATTAATTAGACAATATTGCCCAAAACTCAATACTTTTAAATAAAAATAGTATATAATCAAAATATGCGTAGATTACAAATGCAGTTATTCCTTACCACTTGTGCCTTGATTGTATCATGGTTGATGTTTTTTGGTTTTGGCATCTACACCTGGATAAGATTAAATGATATTGAAAAATATAGTGTTACCTATGATTGTGAGTTAGCAGAAAAACTTGACTCAACACCAATTGAGGTAAAGGCTAAGTGTGCAAAATTAAGAAAAAAATAAATGCGTAAATTAGTAAGGGATGGTAAAGTTGCAGTGCTAATATCAACAGGCTTTGGTGCTGGATGGTATAGCTGGCATCGTATCCAAGAATTATTGTTTGATCCTGATATCGTTAAGATGATTGAACTCGACTGGCCACGTGATAGAATTTTAGCACATTGTGAAAAATTTTATGGGAACGATCATTATTTTGGTGGTGCTGACGGATTAGTTATTCATTGGGTATCCGAAGGTGCAAAGTTTCGCATAGACGAATATGATGGATCAGAAACGTTGATTTTACAAACCGAGGATGAATGGTTAATAGCCTAAAGGAAAAAATATGGTAACAATAGTGAAACATGAATGGCATCAAGTGGACAGTCAGTTTGCTTATGAGTTGGACAAAGATGATTTGGAATTAATTTATCCAGATATGGATGAAGATGAACTAGAAAAACTTTGGCAAGAAGTAGAATCAGGGGAAGCCGATATAGAATCAATTATACAAGATGCCTGGAATAACGATTACGAAATAGAATGGGATCGTCAGTATGATGATTGGTGGACAGACCGCAAAGGTGGGTATGAAATTACATATGAATACGGAGATGAGGATAGCTGGCATCACGAACCTCCTCCACCAGAGCCTACACACAAATGCACTAAGTGTAAATGGACTGGTCAAAGTTATGATGCTGAATGGCAATGGCCTGAAGATAATGAAGAGGGTGAAAAAGAACCTAAAAAGATTTGTCCTTATTGCGAAAGTGATGTAGAATTAACTGAGCATGGAATTCAAGAAGAAAAAGAACGTGAAGAACGATATGCTAAAATCAAAGAGGATTTAGACAAAATTAAATTAGAGGGAGATGATGATGAAGGTTGAACTTAGTAGTGATGCAGTAGATAACATTTTTCGTAGTATCCTAATTCAGGACTACAAAAGTTTAAAAGAAGATATTAAGCGACTAAAGGACAAAAAGCCCGATCTACAAGCATACCAAAAAGAAGATTTAAAAGCGAATAAACGCTATAAAAAAGCAATGGAAGTATTGCTTGAATACTATATAGGTTTTGATTGGAAAGAAACTATAAACGAAAATGAAGCCCCTACAGATATTTCAGACGAGTACTAAGCGTAGTATTTTGTTTAAAGAAAACGACAAAAAATATTTTGTTGTAGTAACCAATGACATGGGACATAGTTTTGTTTCAAATTTTGAAAACTATGAAATGGCACTGCAATATGCGGAGACGTACATAAAATGAGATACGGACAGTTAGAAGTTTTTACAAACGAAGATGGTGAAGCCGCGGTACAACTTCCTGATCAAATGATTCAAGACCTTAATTGGAAAGAAGGTGATGAACTCAAATGGGATATTAAAGAAGACGGAACCGTAATCCTATCAAAAGTAGAAAAAAGTGTAAATACAGAGTGGGTCTTGGTTGAAACTGTTCAAATGTTTAGACATAGATATTGTGTGCAAGTGCCAGCTGGTAAAACAGAATGGGCACTAGACACGGTTACTATGGAAGAAGCAAAAGAATTTAGTCAATTACATTTAGGCGAGACAATATCTAGTCATCGTGTAGTAACTGAGGAAGAAGCAATTGAACTCTGTTATCAAGATAATGACTATCTTAAATCATGGACACCTGAAAAAATCAAGGACACATTTTTTACACCTATGAAAGAATAATGGCAAAATCAATAAGAATGAGACACCCTAATACGGGTATAGTTAAAAGAGGTTTTTATGGGTTCAGTTGGACCTATTTGTTTTTTGGCTTTTGGGTTCCTGTATTTCGTGGACACTATCCACTTGCACTGATGCATTTTTTAATATGGTTATTTGGTGTTATTACTTTAACTTGGTTACCAGTTCAAATAATGATGGCTTTTTTCTTCAATAAATTTTACACCCGACGATTAATAGAAGATGGGTATAGATTTTTTGATGATATGTTAAAAGTTAATGAAGCATGTGAAATACTAGGAGTTGACCAATGACTGTTTCTAAAAATCTTACAAAAGATTGGAATGAAAATGACTGGGAACGGTTTAGACATTGGATACACATTTTACTTAAAGAGCGACCAGTAAAAATTACTTTTACAAAAAAAGATGGTACTGAACGTGTAATGAATTGCACACTTGATCCTTCTGTTTTACCTTTAGTTGAAAGTGTACAGGATAAAAGAGAAAAGGATAAAGAAAAAGATTATATCGCAGTTTATGACATAGACTTAAAAGCTTGGCGCAGTTTTGTTATCAAAAATGTAAAAGAATTTGAGTTTACTTTGGATTGACAATAAATCCAAACTGTATTATAATGATGGAATCATAAATAATTAGTTATTATTTTACTATCATGAAAAGAGAAGTTATTAGTTTTGCAACACCTGTCAAAACTAGGGCACACCGTGTTCTTTTTGACAACGACCTCCCGTTCAAGCACAAAGTTGTCAAAAGCAAAATGTTGTACAAAAGACAACAAAAACACAAAAAATTTTCACCCGAAAGTTGACAATAAATCCGTTTGGCGATATACTATCATTATAGTCACTGATAAGGAGAAGTAAATGTCTAAGCTTACAGAATACACTCTTGAGATTTACAAGTCTGACAAGCGTACTAAAGAAGGTCGGCGCTTGTATGCAAAACAAGATTTTGCTCCTAGCACCAAAGATTACATTCAAGCGGTTGCTGAAGGCAAGCGTAAGTTGGGTTTCATTGTTGAAGTTTTTGAAACTTATGTCACCCGCAAAAATTTGGTTGGTGGTAAAGAGTTTCAGGAGCGTTATGACACTCCTTACTACTGCAGCCCGTCCAGCGAATCATATTGGAGCATGTAATTATGAAAATCGTATTCAATAAATTACTGAACGGATGGTACATTGTGCGTGGTCGTCATCAAACGCCGATCAGTGGCAGATTTGATAGCAAAGAGCAGGCACTTGCATACTTGCGTCGCCGTAACCCTCTACATATGGTATAAAAGGAATAAAAATGGACAAGCTAGAATTCCTTAAAAGGGCAGAAAGGTACGCCGAAGCCCGAGGTGATAGTGCATGGTTCAAAGAACGGTATACTGCGTATCGTGAGTGGTATAATGTTGAAGATTCTGTTTGGTGTGCATTGTCCTGGTTGTATGATGAAACCTCTGCTGATTTGCTGAAATACCAATATTGGGGACCTGTACTATGAAAAGATTTTTAGAAAATATTATTGATGCTATCCCTACACCAACTCCTGAGCAAGGTGATAAAATGGTTAACCTCATGCTTGCTTTTGTAGCCGGTTTTATAGTAGCATTACTTGTTTTTGGATCTTAATGATGCTATTTTTGTCTATGTTTTTTGTTATTGTTCACTTTATCTTGGCAGGTATGTTGTCAGGTGCTATACTTACAAACAAAGCAGAAGGTCGTCCTAATGGTTGGAAACTATACGTATCTGCTATTTTATGTTTTTTGTTTGGACTTTATTTTTTGATAGCACAATAGGATACGGAGCAAATACATGTTCTGGTTCATGATAACATTAGTATTGATTGCTTGGATACTACGATGACAAATAAATTTGACGACCTTATGTATGAAGCCGGGCTAACAGCACAAGGCTGTTGGGATGAGATGGATGAGTACGACCGTGCAGCTATACTTAAATTTGGCAATTTAATTGTCAAAGAATGTTGTCAAATGATGATTGACCTTGAAGTTAAATATCCTGCGAACTTGACTGTTCGGGAAATAAGAAAACAGTTTGGAATTGAATCTGTTAAAATGGAAAAATTTAATAAAGCAATGGAAAAGGCATTTGAAGGCGGCGTAGATTTATCTGGAAAAGAAACACCTTAAAAGGAACATATTATGAAAACAAAAATTGTTGAGTGGTTGTGGACTAATCGTACTACAATAGGTTACACTATTGGATTTGCTAATATTATTAGTGGACTAGCAAATATTCTAATGGGTAATGTGTCCGGTGGTTTACTTTATTTAGGTATTGGTTTGTTTCTTGTTTGGGACGTTAAGACTTACAAATAATTTGTTGTCAATGTAACAACGGTTGACGATAAATCCGTTTGGGTATATAATGTCTTTACAGTCAAACAACAGGAGTTTTTATGTCCTACCGTATAGCAACTGAGCGTGACAATAGATTTCAACCCCGCAAAGGTCTTGAGGGTCCTTTCTTCTACGCAAACGGTCGTGTATTGTACTATGATCCGAAAGAAGGTCAGTATTGGGATCCGCTGACTGATTTCTACGTAGACCACGAGGAAATGGCTGAGATACAAAATTACCTCGCTAAGATGTTGTCAAGATGATAACGGTTGACAATAAATCCGTTTGGGCATATAATAACGGTATTGATTGATTGATACGGAGTAATCATGTTAACAGAACGTCAACTAGCTTTGTTCAAGTCATTAGGCGAAGATCCTGCTAATGAAAAAGAAATTCGCCAGCGTCACAAGGTGTGCGTAAAAGATTTTGGTGCAGTAAAAGATTTCACACAATGGTTGGTCAAGCGTTTACACCGTAGTTGGGAAATTGAGCGCCGTCAACTAGGTGGTATCTATCTTGGAGATTAATATGGAAGTTACTAAAGAAAAAGTTATTAAGATTCTTAAAGACGAGCCGCAGTTTGATCGCAAGCGGCATGGTGCTTTGTATGACCGTGGTAGTGCTGACAGTTATTATCGGCGCGACCCTGACCCGCATTGGTATCCTGAAGGTACTGGACATGGTTCAAGAATCACCAACCTGACGGTTGAAGAAATTGAGGAGTATTACACTGGGTACGAACACAACGAACAGTATGGCGAACATAAGGAGTGGTAATATGAAAATCGTAATAGCATTTATAGCAATGTTTAGTTTGACCGCCTGTAATACAATTGGTGGATTTGGTAAGGATATCCAAGGTGCTGCTGAGTACACAAGCAACAAAATAAACAACCCTCAACCTGAAAAGAAAACTAATGAATAATTACAAAAACTTTAACTACACCGTCACGTTTAATAGTGCTAGCCGTAAACGACAGATCATTAACCAAATGGTCAATGAATTGCATACTATCCAACTGGATATGATTGATCAGGCAGTAGACTCTAGTGACCTTCAGCAAGCAAACGAAGTGATTAATTTTATTAAGGAGAAACTGTAATGAGTAATTTTCTTATCAGTATTGATTATGATCCTTCAACCTCAGGTTATATGGCATCATTCTTTGAAGGTCAGGTGATTCAATTGCAAGCAAATACTTACCAAGATGCTGTACTTGAGGCAGATATGCTTGAGCCAGAGGATTACGAAGTTGGATACAACTAAAGAAACTGCAGTCATAGAACTGCATAACATTGCTAGGTTTGTTGAATCCAATATTGGTGTAGGCAAGCTTAGCGAGGATATAAGAAACTGTGCGGATAGATTACATGCCCTTACCAAAAAAATCAGTAGCGAAGAAAGTACCAGCAAAGAAAACACCAGCGAAGAAAGCAACTCCTAAAAAGGTTGCTAAAAAAGAAACAGAAGTGGAAATGAAAGTGTTTACATGCAAGGCGTGTAAACAAAAATTTCCCGACATGGGCTTATATTTCTACGGAAATAAAAGTGAGAAGTGCATGTGGTGTAAAAAGTTTCCCTCAAGAAACACACCCAAAACTTGACAATAAATCCGTTTGGCTATATAATATCACTTTACACTGACAAAACAGGAGCAACAAATGGCTTACATGTCCCAAGAAAAGAAAGCAAAAATCGCCCCAGTCGTTAAGGCAATCCTTAAAAAGTACAATGTTAAGGGTTCGCTGAGTGTCCGTAATCACATGACATTGTGCTTGACCATTAAATCGGGTGTAATTGATTTTATCGGTAATTACAATAGTGTAGTGTCTGCTCAGCCCGGTGGCTTTCGTAATGGTTCTGCTGCGGAACAGTCACTGGATGTAAACCCGTACTGGTATCAGGACCATTTTGATGGTGTTGCAAAGAAATTTCTTAAGGAAATTTTCACTGCAATGAATGAGGGCAATTGGGATAAGTCGGATATCCAAACTGACTATTTCAATGTAGGTTGGTATGTTGATGTTAACATTGGTCGTTGGAATCAGCCCTACATTTTGGGCAACTAAATCTGATTTTGGTAACACCGATTGTTGACATTAAAAAGAATCGGTGTTATCATTATACTTGTGTTTAGAACACATTTTAATTTTATTATTAACTAACCTTAAGAGGTAAATATGTCTGAGCAATTGTTCAAAGTAGCAGGTATCACAACTCACAACGGTAACAGTAAGGTTCGCTTTACTGACGATTTGATTCGCCGTGTAAAGCAGTTCACTAAAGGTGGTGCGACTCGCATTGATTTGATGGAATTGCCTAGCGCAATGACTAAGGTAGATGCACTCAAGTTTCTACAGGGTCACGCTGATTATCAAAGCCCAGAAGATCAGGCTTTGATTAGCGATTCACTTGCGGATCGTGAAAAGGCTCCTAAGAGCGAAGTAAAGGTTAAGGCAAGTAAAGTAGTTAAGCCTAGTCTTGATGCAATCAAGCAGCGCGGTAAAACTACAGTTGCAGCTTAATCAAATAAGGTGGACACCTTCGGGTGTCCTTTTTACATTTAAGGATAACTATGAAAATTTCTGATAAACTAATTAAAGTTGATGATGATATGACCATTCGTATGTATGACAATGGTTTTCTATTTGAAATCAATGGCAGGGATGAAGCTGATGATTGGGCTGGCGTAAAAATTCTTTGCGCTAATCTTGATGAAGTAACAACATTGGTTAAAGAAGCTACATCAATGGATCGCACCTAATGAATTCGTATGACAGTATAACAATACTTCATAGATACTCACAACGGAGGCGTTACTTTGATCCAAGTAAACGTGAGGATCTTGAAGCCTTTAAACATTTTAAAGAAACTTTTAGATGGCAAAATGGCTGTCCTTTTTATTTAGAATGGCCGCACTCTGATGTAGTTTCAATGTGTGACAGTAAGTATGCTGATTATATGTTGAAGCAGTTAAAAGGAAAATAAAAAAGCCCTTAGGGGCTTTTTTTATGGGTATTCAGTACTGTATGCTGTGCTACCTAAATCTGTTACAATAGTACCTGCACTACTTGAATCTATAAATGGTGCAGTACTATTTGCTAGTAATAACAATTCTGTGCCAGCAACGTCAATAAGGGGTATCTGAGGTGTGAAACTATCATTGTATAGTGATGTAGTATTGTTAATTCTAATATTTGTCATGTACCCTAAAAAGGCATCTGATGCATCAAATAATTGATTGCCAATTACTAATTGATTTGTTGTACTTGCAGTATTAGTGAAGAATAATTCACCCGTAATATCTTGAGTGGCACCATTAACAAACATTCTTATGTAACTACTGGATACACTGAGAGCAACATGTGTCCATTCATCTTCTAAAATTTCTGTGTCACCGGTACTTGTAAAACTATCTATACCGTCAGTCCAATACAAAACTAAATTACCAGATTGAATTGATAGATGCCAATCAGCCGTCCCACCTGATATATCACCTATTATAACAGTAGTTGAATTTAATCCTGTTGGATATATCCAAGCTTCTACTGTAAATGTATTAGTGTCGGTAAGGTCTAGAACTGCAGGTAGTGTTAATGCGTCTGTAGCCCCATCTACGAATTCTATACTACCGGGTACTGGGGGAGTAGGTGACGAAAGAGTTACTCCTGCGCCTAATATTATTCCGCCACCTACAAAGATTCCCATATTACGTTGGTTGTAAATTAGCCCAAACAGATCCGGTGTATACTTGAACATTACTACCAGATGTAAGCCAAACTAGCATTCCTGTTGTTGGAACAGCTATTGCAGCATCACGTGCTGTTGTATCTGCGTAAACTGGTAATTGATGAGCAACAGTTGCAGTAACTTTAGCACCAGTAATATTACCTGTCGCTGATACTATACCACCAGTACCAATGTTACCAATATTTGCATTACCAGTAATGTTAGCATAACCAGTTACGTTAGCACCTATGTCAGTAATAATAACTGTTGAATTGCTTGTAGCAGTTAACGTAATATTTCCATTTGCAGTGATAGCTACATTACTATTACCACTTGCTAATGTTCCTACTAAGTTTGCTGCCGATAAGTTACCAGTTACATTTGCATAACCACTGATGTTAGCACCGGTGTCTGTAATTACCATTGTAGCATTACTTGAACTTGTGATAGTTACGTTAGCATTTGCAGTAATAACAACATTACTATTACCATTGTCTAAGTTTGCCAATGTAATACCAGTTATGTTAGCGCCATCACCAACAAAATATGTAGCATCAACATATCCTGATACATTTGCACCAGTATCAGTGATTGTCATTGTCGCATTTGAAGTACTAGTAAATGTTATGTTAGCATTAGCAGTGATTACAATATTACTATTACCGTTATCTAAGATGCCAGTTATATTAGCACCATCACCTACGAAGTAAGTTGCATTTGCATAACCAGCTACGTTTGCACCAGTATCGGTAACTACCATTGTTGCATTGCTGTTTGATGTAAATGTAATATTTCCGTTAGTTGTAATAACAATATTACTGTTACCTGCTGTATGAGGACCAACTAAGTTTGCTGCACTTATGTCCCCAGTAACACTAAAGTAACCTGTAACTTCTGCACCAGCACCATCTATAATCATTACATTAGCGTTACCTGCTGATGAGAATGTTATATTAGCATTATTAATGATACCTATATTACTGTTACCGTTTGCAAAACCTGTGCTTGTTACATTAGTGATGTTTGAACCATCACCGTATAAGTAAGCTGCTACTAAAATATTACCTTCAACATTACCTAATGCACTTAAATCACCTTGAAATAAGTTAGCTGATATTACATTTGCGCCAGATATGTTTCCACCTGAGCCTATCGTAGTAATATTGCCAGCGGCTAGATTACCTATTACACTCATGTCAGCAGGAGCTGTCACTAAACCATCTGCAGCATCTATGGTAAACGCTCCTGCAAACGCTGGAGTCGCATTTCCGTTTTCATTAAAGCCTACATAAAATTCATTTTCGTTAACGTATAAGGTATTTCTTACTGTGTTCACATTACTAAAGTTATTAGCTGGATCGTCATTATCCATCCAATTAAGTTCAGGACCGCCATGGCTACCAGAGCCATAAGCAATTAAGATTGGATATTGATTTGCAACTTGAATTATTGGATCACTTGAGTTAGGCAACTCTAATGTGTTTGTTTCAGTGAATATCCAACTATCAGTTCCGGCTGTTGTCAATGTAATTGTACCATTACTGCCTGTATTGGACACTCCAGCAGAGATTGTGATTGCACCGCCTGCAGCAGTGTTACTATTCTGTGCTGTAATACTAATTCCGCCGCCATCGCCATCTTCACTAGCACCTGCATTTATTGCAATGCTACCGCCATCGCCAGTACCGTTACTTGTGCCTGCTGAAATTGAAATATTACCAGCCTGACTGTCAACAAACCCTTCGCCTGCAATTAATGTTAATGTGCCACCAGCACCTGTACCGTTTGGACCTGAATTACCTGCTGTGATAGATACTGCACCACCTGCACCAGCATTGAATCCATTTGCTGCACTTATGCTTACATTTTGTCCTGTTGGCACTGTAGCATTAGCACTCGCAGTTTGAACAAACATGTCAAGTGAATTATCATTCAATGTCAATGTACTTGCGCTGATTTGGAAGTTACCTAACTGTGATGGTAAATTAGTTAAATTACTACCGTCACCAATTAAATTTGCTGCATTAATATTTCCAGTAATGCTTAAATTACCACCACTAATATTACCTGTAGCACTTACTACACCACTTGTGCGTAAGTTAGTACCATCTACATTACCTGATACTGATAAACGTGCACCTAATATATTTCCTGTTGCACTAACGCTACCTGGTAGATTTAAATCACCTGTATTTGCAAAGACATAAGAGAATGTATTACCAACTCCGTCTTTAGTTGAAACTGCTACTATTCCTGTAGTATCGGACACTTGAACAAAAGTATCTTCTGCACCTAAATATAGATCAGCACCAGAAGCGTCACCTGTTCCACCTGCACGTAGATGAATGTGATTTGGACCACTAGGATCAACAATAATGTATTGGTCTGTACCCAAATTACCATCTGGTATTAAATTGAGTGTGCCACCACCGTCAATACCTGCATTACCGCCGCCTACGATGGTTGGATTAGATCCAGGTAGTGTTAAATTACCAGTGCTGTTAAAATTCCATGCACCACCTGCGGAAATAATTTCAACATCTCCTAAATCATTACCTAATGTTGCTGGACTATTAGCACCATCTTCATTTAATTGCAAATAAGCGTTTCCGTTAGTTGCACTTTGTATTGTTATTGTGTTTGCGCTTGATGTAATATCGCCCGGTAATGTTAATGAACCGTCATCATTAAAGTCATAATCAAATGTTACACTACCGTCACCTGTAGTAAGTGTAACTCCGCGAAGTTCATTTATGATAGTTAAGTTATTACCTAATGCATCACTGTCACTAGGAACTGTGATTGTTGCGGAAGCATTTTGTGAATAACTTGGGCTTAATATAATTGAATTGTTTGTCTCGCTGTATAGTAGGCTACCAGCGAAAAGAATATTTCCTGTACCTAAGTCAAAGATCCAAGGCTCGCCGTTAGCATATAACATGTTATTTGTTTTGACTGCATTAATATCTGCATTTCCAGAAACATTTAACGATGTTAATGTGCCTACGCTTGTAATATTTGATTGATTTGCATTACTTACGAATTCAGCAACGGATGCATTTGTCGCTATGGATACAGGACCTACAACTTGAGAACCCTGAATATTTGTTAATGAAGCACCACTGCCTGCAAATAAGCCTGCTGTTACAGTGCCCGCAACCGTCAAATTATCAGAGTTGGGATCGTATGTTAGACCTGAGTCGCCTACCAACTGATTGTTTATATTGAATTGGACACTTGAGTTGGTGCCGCCCGCTGCGTTATTTAATGTTTGATTTATAACAGTTGTTTGAGTAACTTCTTCAACATTAGTTATATTAACAGTGACGTTACCTGCTGGAAATGTTTCCGGAACAGCTCTTCCGTAGACTGTTAAAGCTGGATCTGAATTAGGGTCGATTAGTGTTTGTGCTGGTGTAGGTATAGCCATTTTCTTTTTGCTCCTTTATACTGTATTTAGCAGAAATGGAGCAAAATTAAGCTAGTATTTTATTGTTTTATTACGTTATCTTAATTCAGACCATTTAACCAAAACGCCGCTATATAAATTTATATCGGCTCTATATACCGATCCTGGAGGCACAATCGTGTTCAAACTAGGACCGTATCCAGACGCATCGTCTCGCCCTTCAGCAGCAATTACGCCATCAACGGTAATTTGTACACCAATGCCATTAGCTGTACTTGAATGACAAAGAACCATTACCATTATTGGTTTACCAGTTGTGTTAGTGTAATTTGTAGCAAGCGCCCTTGAAGCCACTACATTTTGCCAAGTTTGACCATATCCTATTCCTGTTGCTGGTCCTGCTGGTCCTTGAGGACCAATTTGTCCATTAGGATCTCCTCCCGACATAAATGCGGTAAAATATGTTTGACTGCTTGTGCCGAGTATAGAAAAAGCTATAGCTTGATTTTGCCATACATAAACTTCTAAGTAATCTGTGGTACCATTCATGTATATAACATCTACTAATGTGGATGATTGATTAAAATCACTATTGTAATATATTAGATTTTGGCTTATTGTTACTGCAACATTATTTTTACGTAATTCAGCTCTCAATGTCATTCCGAAACTTGCAGTAGCGTACCAACCAACAACTGCATTTACTACGTAATATCCGGCAGTGCTAGGTTGAAATCTATTTTGAGCAGAATTCCACTCTGTGTCTATATCAAAAGCAACTGTGTTTAAATTTAATTTTGTATATGTTGATGCATTTATGGTTTGATTGGAACCCATATATACACGTGTGCCACGATTAGTAGGGGATAAACCAATAGGACCTTGTGGTCCTTGCGCACCAGTATCACCCTTAACTGCTGAAATTACTGTAACGCCATTAGTTGTAGATAATGTTACTCCAGTACCTTGTGTAAGTGAGTATCCAATTATAGTATCATCAGTTAATTTGATTATATAATTTGCAGCAAGGTATGGTGGCAAGTTTTGATTTATTCCGCTTTCGCCGGTGGAGTTAATTGAGATACCTGTCACATTGGAGGTGATTTGACCTGCGGTAGCATTAGCACCAAGAAGGGTATAAGGTTGTGTAGTGTTTGAGAATTGTGCCGATCCAGCTGATTGCCATGTACTGTGACTATGCCCGTTATCTGTGATTGTATGTGTATGACTTACAACAACCGCATTCGCAGTACCACCCGTATTTCCTCTACTATAAACATTGCCTGCTCCTACTGCAAACTTGTCACGGAAGTCTGGTAGATTAAATGTATTGATACCATCACCTACACCATATGTTGTGCCTATTCTCGCAAACAATGCAGCATAGTTTTGTCTATTAACTGCTTGTCCATTACAAAATGCCCATGTACTGTCTGGAACACCACTACCAGTCCAAAGCTTTATCGTACCAGCTTTTTCCCCATTATTACTTACGCTTTCACTTATAGCAGATTTTACATATTCTGTTGTAGCCAATGCATTACTGCCTGGGCTATTTATAGGAACAGTTGGTGCTTGTGGTGTTCCTGTAAAGATAGGATTATTTATTGGTGCATAAACATTAGAAGATAAGTTTATATTTCCTATTACTGAATTTACGTATGCAGTAGTTGCAACTTGTGTATTTGCTGTATTAGCGTCCGGTGTAAGAGCATACATGTATCCATTTGCAATAATAGAACTATTGCCTCTGATGTTACCTATTACACTAAGACTTGAAAGATTACCTAAAGTTGTAATGCTTAGTTGCGTAGAATTAGATACAAAATTTGCTACATTGGCAATGTTAGCAGTATTAGCAAAAGTAGCATTAGCTACTGCTCCGCTTACATTAGCACCTTGTATATTACTTAGATTGTTTCCAGCACCAGTGTATGTTCCTGAAAAACTTGTAGCTGTTAGTAAACCGGTTGTTTTATTAAAGGTTAAATTAGCATTAGCACCAACTGCACCTGCATCATTAAAAAGTAATTGTCCGCTAGCACCAACCGCACCTAATGTAGCGATATTGGCTACTGGTGTTACCCAACTTAAATTTCCAGCCCCATCAGTTTGTAATATCTGACCATTTGTACCACCTGGAACTCTTAATCTATTGACACCTGTAACGCTGACGTTTCCACCTGACAGTATGTTACCACTTGCTGAAATTATTCCGCTAGCAAGTATATTTCCATTAGAAACTATATTAGAATTTGCATTAATATGATTTAGTGCAAGATTACCGTTTGCAGTAATATTTCCTTCTACTGAAATGTCCTGTCCTACATTAAAATTACCACCGCCGGTGACATTACCAACAACACTTAAGTTAGTTGGTAGTTCTATGTTTATATTTCCTGCTAATGTAATTGTAGGATTACTTACACTTAATGTATTACTTGTTACTGTGACACGTGAAACTGTTCCTGTAAAGGTCGATAAGTTTGCAGAAATAGTTATTTCACCTGTAGTATCTGTGAGAAGAATACCAGGACCTGGATTAAGTCTACGAACACCTGTGTTAGTTACAGTAATGCTGCCATTTGAAACAATCGGGCCGCCGCTTACTGAAATACCAGGGCCATTTTGAAGTTGGACACTAGTCACAGTTCCAGACGTAAACGTGTTTTGTACAGATGTAATTCTACCAAAGCTATCAACTTGAAGCTGTGGATTTGTATAGGTACCTGGAGTTAAGTTTGATAATATTGGCAAATCGACTGCCATAGTACCAGAACTTACAATTGGACTATTTAAAATTCGTAATGTAGAACTAGTTATACCAACGTTTGTTACCCCAGCAACAAGTGACCCATTAGCAGCACCGGAAACTGATATTGTGACGTTCCCGTTGCTTGTACTTACAGCGATACCTGTTCCTGCAGTCAGTCTAGTTACACCTGTGTTATTGATTGTGACGGTTTTGGTATTACTACTCAAAGTCGTACTGATTCCGTCACTACCTACGAAATTAGTGTATTGACTTGATTGTGAAAAAAGTGTTGTAAAATTGTTCTGTGATTTATTAAATGCGGTAAAGAGCGAATCGCTATTCGCTGCTTCGTTTTGCGCACCAATGTTTATATTCTCTTGTCCTGGTATAGGCATTTTGACCCCTCATCTAGTATTTATCAATAAGGGCTGAAGCTGGAACCGCATCCGCAGGAGGTTTGGGCGTTTGGGTTTTTGATTTTAAAGCTTGATCCGTAGATATCTTCTGCGTAATCAATTTCTGCGCCCTCAAGATACTGGGCAGATACCATATCTACTAAAACACTCACTGGTCCTGCATCAATATTCCAGTCATCTTCATTAGTCTCAGTATCAAAAGTAAAGCCATATTGCATTCCGCTGCAGCCACCGCCCTGAACAAATATGCGTAGTTTTAAAGAAGGGTCGTTTTCCTCTGCGATAACAGTACTAAGCTTGTCTTTAGCACTATCGGTTATTATTAAATTCATCATTATATTTCCTATAAAATTCTCTGTATGCGTCTATATATTCAGGAGCATTCATGTCACCTTTTCCTGCATGAAGTAGTGCTAACGGAAAAGTACCTAAACTACATTCTTTATTTACCGCAGACTTGCAAAAATCAGCATCATAAAAGTGAAATTTAAATCTTTCATCAAAACTCAAATTCTTCTTTGATATAAGATTAGTTGACATTGCTAAAAATACACCATCTAAATTAACTACTTCTTTGTTTAAATCTCCATATATACTTACAATTTTAGGAGGCCAATTAGAATCGTGTAACATAGATCCTGAAAGATATTTGTCATCATCCCAAACTATTCTACCGTTTTCCACACGACTATGTGCCCAACTAGGATAATTATTTTCATGTCTTGTATTTCCAGCTACCCCTACAATGTCATAGGTGTTGAGTGCTTCAATTACTCGCAATGGCCAATAATAATCAAGTAATGCAACATCATCATGAACAAAAACTAAAATTTTCTCTGTGTTCTCTGATTGTCTTATCGCTTCATTATAACATTTGCTTAACCCATTTGAATTGTCTGTAAAACAGATTAATTCAATATCAAAGTAAGTTTTTATGTTTAAAGATTTTCCTAACAATGTATTTGTTTTGAAATCTTCAATTGTTTTTTCTCTGGTAGCTGTTACTACACAAATCTTTTGATCCATATTATAAATTCTTACCCCATCGTGTATTAATATGGCTCCAGTTCATAATTTTCCATGTATTTTCTAAATATGATTTTTTATCTGCTTGATAGTCTAGTGCCCAGGCGTGTTCCCACCAGTCAACTAGTATAAGTATATCTTCACGAACCTCATGATTTACTATTGTTCTTATCTCACCATTGTATGTAAGATAGATCCAACCTGAACCTTGGATCTTCATTGCCTCTTCTTTAAACTTTTCTTTAAAATCACGCCACCAACCAAATCTTCTTTTTATTAGATTAAGTACAGGACCGTTAGGTGTACCAGATTCTTTTGGCTTTTGAAATTGTGCAAAGTAAATGTTATGTAAGAAAGTCCCTGCATAATTAAACTCACTATCACCTTCGTTATTGTTATAACGTTTCGCATAGCCTTTGGCTAATTCTTCGTAGTGATAGTCAATTGTTGCTTTGCTTATTACGGGACTTAGATCGGTAGGAGAATACTTGAGTGGTAATATCTCAAGTTTCTTTTTGCGGGATTCGGAGAGATTCTCTACAATTTTATACATTGTAGAGTATTTATTGAGATTTAGCGTCGGCGTGTAATTCTGCCGCGGCTCATATCGTATAGACTAAATTCTATTTCAACTGTATCACCTAACAGTATTTTAATATCATGTTGACGCATTTTACCAGATATATAACCTATCACATTTTGTCCTGTTTCTAGGTCAACTCTGAACATTGCGTTTGGTAGTACATCTACTACTTTACCATCTAATTTTAATGTTTCTTCTTTAGCCATTCTATTGCTATTATCTCCTCATTTTACTAATGTCCTTTGCTGCTTCATCATTGAAGATGGGCACTGCATTGGACTTGTGCATAGTGCCAATACCGATAATCTTGTCACCGGTATATTGCATTGGTTGTTTGATTGTGACTGCACCCTTGTGACCAGTGTCAACACTAGAAAATCTTTTGATTTCTGCAACACGTGGATTGACAGGTGGTTTGTAAACTGACGCCTTAAGACCTCGCTCACGCTTACGGTCGCTAATATCAGTTTTCCACTTAGCTTGAAGTTCTTGCCACTCACGGTCTAGTTGTTCGGCTTTCTGTTTTTGTTCAGAACTAGCCCACTTTTTCTTACCCTTACGTTTGCCGAGTGTAGTGAGTGCTGGGTGTGCGAGGTGCATTGTCATATCAAAATAATAACATGAGTTGATAGTAACTTAATTGTAGCACCATATGATTATATTGTCAAGTTATTTTTGGAGAATATCCCAAATCTTTTCTTTTTCTCTGATATCAGCAACAAGTTCCTTGTACTGACGGGCTAAGTCACGCAATTGTTCCCACTTTTCTTCTAGTTCAGGGGCAGGTTGATAAATTGCTAATTGATCTTGTATTTTTGACAACATTTCACCTATGTCAACACCTTTAACTTTAAGGTTACCGTCTATCTCCGTATCACCTTTCACTGTTATGCCCTTCGTACCATCATGTACAGTTAACGGGGATGTATTCCAAGCTCCGTTTGTATATGTATTTGTGTATGTATTAGGTGCTATAGTAATTGTAGGGCTTGAGTAAATGCCTGTGCTAGAACCAGAACCTCCAATGCTCACACTAGTCACCCCATTTGGATAATTATATGATCCATAACTATAAGTGGGAGGTGCTAAATTTGCTAAACTGATTGAATCATAATTTAAGTCATCAAGAGTCAATGTAGGCAAATCATCGCTAGTCAGTGAAGAAATATCCTGTCTACTAAAATCAGACAAATCAACTGCTGCGTATGCGTGGTCCATCGTTTCATTTTTCATTTGAATACCTTTTTCAGAATAAATCTACCTTTGTCATCTAAGTCAAAGCTTATTTCATCACCGGGTTGCCATTTTAATGAATCTAATAACACTGGTGGAATAGGTATAAGGACATCACCATTACTATCTTGTTGGCTAATGACCTCATACTGATTTGTGTTCTTCTTTTTCTTTGACATGTAGATACTTAGTACGTGACTAAATTACCAATAAATTATTTGAACAAATTCATAAATTTGGTATAGTAGCTATCGTCCTGTGATGGTTGACTGGAGTCAGTTGGTTTTGCTGCCCGCTCTTTTTCTAATCTCGCTTCACGTTCACGGGCAGATTTATCACCTTTTTCAGTTTGTAATTTATTCATATAGTCATCATACGCTGCCCAACCCTTTGGATCTAAGTCAGGTTCTGTCATAGGAGGTTCTATTGGTAATCCTTTTGATCTAGCTATACGCTCTTTTTCTAACCTTGCTTCTCTTTCACGACTGAATTTGTCTCCTGCAGCAACTTGTTTATCCCACATCCTTTTTTCATATTCAGGTGAATCTACTTTGACTTCAGGTTTAACTTTTTTATCCTGTGATGTGGTATTCGTTGCAGTTGCAGTTTTAGTAGCAACAGTAGTGCCAGCTATATCTGATACTGCTTTCTTTGCTTTATCTATAATAGTAGGTTCAACTGTTGTTTTTGTAGCTACCTGAGGAGGTGTAGTTTCGTCCCTATCTGTTTTTATAGTTTTAGATTTGTTATCCGATGTTACACTTGCTAATTTTGCATTGCCAGGATACATATTAGCCATGTTATCACCAACTGATGCAGCCCTTTTAGCTATAAAAGTAGAAATTTTTTCTTCAGGTTTAAAATTTGGATTTTGTTGATATACGATAGATGGAACTGGTTTTCCTGTTTTTTTATCATATATAATTTCTCCTTTTTTATCTCTAGCGTAAGGATAATAAACATCTTTCAATTGCTTATCAGGACTGTTATAGAGTTCCAGTGCTTTTGGTCCATGCCCATGTAATAAATAATACATACCAGGAGTATCTGGAAGTTTGTTTCTTTGTATAGAAGCTTGATATTCACGTGATATTTGATCTGCAGCTGCCCTTTGAGCTTTTGGATTAGTTTGCATATCTTTAAAACTTACACCGTAATGCGCATCTCCTGGTTTAGCTTTTTTTACTGTATTGTCCCAAGTTGATTTAATAAATTGAAATAATCCAGTTGCACTACTATATGGATTTTTGATATAGGATTTACCGCCAGATTCTGGACCTATCACCCTATTCAAAAATCTTTCTCTTGCAGATGGTTCCTGTTGATTTTCTGCTTCAAGTATAAATTCACGTGCCCTCATTTATTATTTCCTAATTAGATCAATCATTCTTGCTAAAAGTTTATCGTCATTATCACCTTCTTCTTCTGCTACTTGACCAAATCCTGCTGGTATGCCTTTTGATTGTCCTGAAGTCCCTTGGTCTTGTGAGTTTAATGCTTGTGTAGCTAATACATCTGATGTTGGCTGACTTGTTGCTGCGGTCGCAGTTTGTGGCTGATTCGCTGAAACATATTGACTTGCTAAACTAGGTGCAGACGCTTGAGCAGTAGCAGGAGCGGGTTTAGCGGTAGTAGCAGATTGAGGTTGATTTGCTGCTACGTATTGACTTGCTAAACTAGGTTCAGCGGCACGTTGGGCGCTTGCTCCTTTGTTTTGTTGTGGGTTGCCTGCCATTCCCGTAAATGTTGGATTTGATTGTGGGTTGCCTGCCATTCCCGTAAATGTTGGAGCTGTAGCTTGTTTATTACCTCCAATAGCATTTGCTTTTGATGCATCTAACGCAGCCGATTGCGTTGCACTTGCGGTTGGTGCAGCTGGAGCTGTAGCTTGTTTATTACCTCCAATAGCATTTGCTTTTGATGCATCTAACGCAGCCGATTGCGTTGCACTTGCAGCTGGAGCTGTTTTTTGTGCTTGTGATTGCGCTGTATATCCACTGCTGGTTGCACCGCCATCTGCGTATTTAACTTTGCTAGGATCATACCCGCCGCCGTATTTTTGATTAGGATCAACTGTTTGTGGTGCTGGGGTATTAATTTTACCTGATGCCATTTGTTGTGCTAATTTATCTCTTTGTGCAGTTGCTCTTGTGTCAACGTTAGTATTAGTATTTGATACGGGAGCATTAATTTGTTTACCAAAAACTGCAGCATTCTTATCATTTGGATTAATGGCAGTAGCAGGAGCTTCATCTAAGAAGTCCATATACTTTCTCATTAATTGTCTATTATCCATGTCATCATCTCTTTCTTCAGTTGTAGGTTGTGGTTGTTGTGGTGTAGCTGGTTCTGAAGGTTCTTCTTGTCCCATCAACTCACCAGGGGTTTGAACACGTTGTCCTGTCATAGCTTGTTTTTTACTTATATCTAAATAAGGTGACATTGTATCTTGACGATACATAGTTTGTTGACCAAGTCTATCGAATGCTGTTGTGTCACCAGATTTTAAATCTCCCATAGTTTTATTAACTCCGGTCATGTAGTTTTTCATACTATTTGAGGTAATTAAATTTCTCTGAGCGTCCTGTTGCATTTGTGCCATTTTTGGATCATTGGCATTTGGAGCACCCATAGCTTGATTAAAATCTTTGTCAAAAGTTTTAGATTTGGCGTAATTTGCCATTGGCTGTGTTAGTTCTTGCCCAACAGTTCCTGTTGCTGCGGCAAGTGCACCTTCTTCTCCTTTGCCACGTAGATATGCTAAGCCTGCATTAGCGCCTGCCTTTAATCCTGTCCAACCCATTTTTAATTTATCCGCAGTTGTTGCTCCTGCTGCGTTAAGAAGATCATTCGCTCCCCTAGCTGCATCCATTGCACCACTAACATAATTACCTGCTCCCATTTTTTCTCCACCTTGAGTAATTTGATTACCTGCTTTGTCAATTTGACCCATTAGGTTATCAGCTTGTTGTTGTGTTGGAGCTTTTCCAGATTTAGGATCGTATCCTCCTAAAGGTTGATTTGCTGGTGGTGCTTTAGGTGCAGCTGGTGCGCTTGGCCCTACTCCAGCTGGAGGCCCTTCGTTTAATATATCTAAATATTGTCTAAAAAATTTTGTGTCTGACATTTGTTTTCCTTATTTTACCATGCTCTGCAAGACCAATATCTTGCTTTCCAACGTGGTCCTGGATTCTCGCAGCGATGGCGTGCGCGGAAACTTTTTCTACGTTTTGGATTACTCTTTTTAATCTTCATGTTCTTGTCGCCGAAGTTTACTTTAACGATTTTACCATTTGGTTTTTTGACATATACTTTTGATTTAGCAACATCACCTGCCATTGGCTTACCTAATGGAACTTTGCGTCCTTGATATTCTGCTTCATTTGTTCTTGCTCTAAATTTAGTCATAGGACCTTGGGGCATAGATTGATACTTAACAGGTCCGTCGGGCTCCTGCATCTTAGTATCTGAATCTTGTTTAGCTTTGTTTAGAGTATAATCTAACCATGGGGAACTGACGTTTTGTTGAAAATCTTGTTTATTTACCACGTCTTTACCGTCTTTGGTTTGATATTGTGTTTGTAGATATGACCCACTGCGATCTTTAGGATTGCGAGCCACTGATGTAGATGACCAATCAGTTCCGTAATTTGTCTTATTGTTTTTAGTACTACTGGTGTTCTTCAATGTATCTACTACGGACATCATTGTGTTATCAAGCTCACTATAACCAGCTGGTGGTTTGTAATATTCCTCTTCCTCATCTTCTTTAAACAAATTTATAAATTTGGTAAAAACATTTTCGTCGGTATTGTTTGGATTAACTTCATCACTTTGCATTTGATTTAGTATATCACGCTTTGTTTTTTTTATAGTTTCTAAATCTTCTGGAGTAGCTGGTGAACCGTCTTCCCTCTTCCATTTCCAGTCTCCTTTTGCTCTATCTACTAGATGTTTATATCTATCCATAGGTTGATATGGTTTTCCACTTTGTTCATCTTCAGCAACTTCTTCTTCCTCTTGGTCGTAAGTTTCATCCTCGCACAAAATGTCGTTTACTTCTAATAATCCTAACAATGTTTCATCTGCTTCAATAATAACTCCATCCTTAGTAAATCCAATAATACCGGTTTCAATGACAAAGTTTTCATTGAGTTCAATGTCAAAACTGTCGTGTAATTCGATGGATTCTGCTAAAACTTGAGGAGGGCTAGACTCACTTAAGATGTCTAGATATTTTCTGAAAAAGTCACGGTCCATAGTATATTCCTGATAAGGGCAATATACTATTTATCTATGTATGGACCATATATCTCGTTTAGTTTTTTGATTGTTTCTTGCGTATTATTCCAACGGTGTAATACACCAATACCACCTGCCGCTTCCCATCCTGATATGTATTTCTTGTGGTCATCAATAAGAACGTTTGGTCTGCCATCAGCCGTAGCGTATTTTTCTTTTCTGCCTTCAAAGATAGCGGGCATATTTGAATTATGCTTGCTTAGCCAATACTTTTTGCCCTCAATACTTGCTTGAGTGATGGTCTTTTTCTTATCTTCTTTAGTTGATCTGAGGGGAGCAGATAACACAGTGCAGGGTATCTTGTTTTTGTTTATCCAATTTAGTATTTCACTGCACCCCGATAATACTGGAAGTGTAGCAAAGAATTTATAAACAAATTCAGGTCCTTCAGCCTGTAAAGCTGCAATAGAAATCTCACGCTGCTCTTTATCCCCGATGTCCTTATACCATTGTATATTAGGATCGTTCATTTTGGAACTCCACCAACTTGCCCATTGGGTAAAGAAATCAGCTTGTACTCCATCCATATCTAAAAATAGATGGGGCATTTTGTCTAATTCTAGTTCAGCGGCTCTCATTGTCTAGATCCTCAGTAAGTGGTAGCATTATTAAAAATCCCATTAGTACAAGTAAGATTGCAAATAGACTACCACTGTTTAGGGCTAGCATCATAAAAGCGGTGAAAAGTATAAAAATAAAATAGAACATACTTGTATTATATAGTATTTATTTGCTTCTGTCAATCTCGCAATCTACCCATTTTAAGTTATTGTATTGCTCATAACCCCAAGAACCTTTTGGGATCAAACATCTACCCAGTTCAGGTTCATGTTCTATCCTTATTTGAACGATTGCCCAAATTAACCAACATATATAAAGAACAGCGACACTACTAGAACTCCAACATAATATTCTATATCTTATTCTTTTATTTCGCCTTGCTTTTTGCTTTGCTATTGCTCTGTTACGTTTCATTTCTGCGGCAATAGCAACACTTTGCTCTTTGCCCACTTTTTTCATCATTTCTTCTACATCAGTCCATAATGTACCCAATTCAGGTGGACTTTGATAGACCATAATTTCACGTAATTCTGTAGACATGTGTTCTAGCTGTTTCTTAAGTAACACACGCTGTAATGCTCGTTTACCTAAACTATCTTCTCCATGATAAACTTCGGTCTTACTACGGCGTTCTTCTTCTTCAAATATTGCTAGACATTTATAATAGTTGTCAAAGTAAGTACCAAGCTGCTGTCCTATTTCTGTATAGATGTTGGTTGTTTCACCGCCTTTTTTATTAAGCTCAATGACACGATTTCTTTCGGTGACATACTGATTTTTTTCAGCAACACTGGGTGGATGGTCTTTGAATTTGTTGTTAAATTGGTCGTCAAGGTCCTTAAGGACATCCTTAATTTCCCCAGCCGCCCCTTTAATATCCTTGTAAAGCTTACAGCCCTCTTTTACAAGTTTAACCGCGCCATTGGCTAACGCAAACAGCGTTAATGGATCCATCTCACCTCGTCCTTTTTATAAAGGATCTTTTTATTATATTTTTAGAGTTATTTTAAAACGGCAACCACATCCAAATGCCTTGGCTCATTAATAATAAGCCTATAGCACTAACACCAATACTAGCATAAAACATACTCATGCTTACTGCTAATATACTAGCAGACAATAATACAATCGCTAATTGGTAACTTGTGCCTGCAAATGTCATCCAAGGACCATGCTTTTTAGCAATATCACGTTCCTCTTCTAATGCTCTAGCCTTAGCAAATAACTCTTTTTTGCCCTCGCCCTTCTCAGGGTCACTTTCATAGCGTTCAATCTTAGCTTTCATTTTTTCTGCTTTGGCTTTGTCGCCTTTTTCTATAGCATGATCATAACTCATTTCAGCTAATGTTTGTTTGATACTTTTTGCTTGATAAAAACTCCAAACATCATTTGCTTTAATTGTGTTATTTAAAACTTTACTACTAAAACTGTTGGCCATATAAGTATTTACAGCGAGTAATAACGCAATAACTGTGATTACCCAGCCTGCTTTGTCCTTAATTTTAGCTTCGGCTTCACTTCTACTTAAAACTTTACCTGTTACTTTGTCAATCATTTGCTTCATGGTCTTTTCCCTTTATTATAAATTTTTCTAAGCAATCAACTTTAACTAGTTTCATACCTTCTTCTGTAAGAACTAGTTTAAAATAGTCACCTGGTTTCCAACCTAATTTTTCTACCTCAAATTTGTTATCTAAAATGATACCCTTATCACTCAAATCCCAAATGTAATCGTCAAATAGCACAATGTTCACTTTAGTCTGAACAAAATCGTTCACTTAACGACCCTGACCCCTGTACTTCTTAAAGGATCTACTTTCACTTTTGTTCATTGTGCTAGTCTTAATTTTTCCACCTTGTTTAGTAGTTTTCACTACGCTAGTATGTGCTTTTCCTGATGTTGCGGTTTTTGCTTTAGCCATGATGTCTCCTTAATATGTAGCTATATCCGTAAATATTACTCTATTAAATACTCATATATTTATCAAATGGACTTACCCATTTGGAGGACAGAATGAAGCAGGCTCTCGCAAATCTGATTCATGTAAAATCTGAAGAAAAACAGGCTATTCCCAAAAGGCAAGCTATTCCTATCGTTCCAATCGACACGAACAAAAACCAAGTCAAACTGGATCCCTCCAAAATTATTAAAACTTAGGAGAAATTATGAAAAAACTACTTGCAATCTTAATGCTTGGTCTGTCACCTCTTTTATTAGCATCTGATTTTGGTCAGCATTTATTAATAGAAAATAATTTTGTTATTCATCCAATAACCGAATATGAAAAAACTCATACTAATGATGTATATCATTTTTATATAAGAAATGACATTAAACAAGTAGGACCTAAGCAGTTCTTAGTACATACTATGGTTGAATACATTTTAGAAGATGGCATAAAATACGCAGAACTTGGATATTCTGTAAAAAGAATTTACAATTACGGTATGCTTGATTGTGATCTTAAGGCTTTTAGCCTAACAAGTGATGTTTATGTAGATGAAAAAAATAAAATAGTTTATAGCGAAAGCTATGAATTGGGAGAGTTCGTAGCAGAATTAACGACACCTAATACCGCTAGAAATTCGGTGTACAAAAAAGTATGTTTTAACTCAGTGTGATATATGATATATACTATAGTAGGCTATGGCTTACTTTAGGAAACTACCATGTTAAGGTGTTTAAGTAGGATAAAGGAAGAAATCCCAATTCTACTATTAATCGAAATGTTTACATTAGTTAGGGTTGCATCTATATTACTTTTGGTTACAATTTCAGTGCTATACAATTTATTTTAAGGTGCAACGTGAAAAAACTAACTTTATTATTTTTATTAATTTTTTATAGTTATAATTCTTCAGCAGAAGAATACCGTAAATTTCAAGTAATGTGTGATAAGACGGAAAAAATCATAGCTTCTTTAAAAGAGAAATACAATGAAGTTCCTATAATTGCGGGAAAAAGATTATCAAGTAGTAAAAGCACTATTAGTGTGTGGGGAAATCCTGCTACGGAAACTTTTACTGTTTTAGATACTTATGGTGATATGACCTGTGTACTTGCTGTAGGCACAGATATAACTGTATTACTAAAAGACGGGGAAAGTATATGAATTGGTTAGTAGATTGCTATGTTGAAACTTTTGTGAGAACGATGTTGTTTTGGCATTACTTGCCTGCTTATATAACTGACTATCATGTAAACCAGTCTAATTGTTTCTCTTTGGCAAATAATCAACATTCATAATCGGTGTTCGATCAGGAACTAAATTATTCTTAATTGAATCTCCATACTTCAATTCAATGTAACTGAGTATTTCGCTTTTCTCAGGAACTTCAATAATCAATCCATTATAAAAACGAATCTTAAATTTGAATTGCTTTTTAAGCACAACGTCCGATAAGATATCATCAAAATTATTAGATTCTCGGATAAAGATAATTTTTTTCATTTATTGAATAACATAAAGTTTATGTAATCTCTTTCAGATTCAAAAAAGAATTTGTAATTTCCATTGAATTGTTCTACTACGTCCATAGATTCAGATACGAACCACTTGTCTGTGCAATTTCGTTTACACCAATCCATTAATGGACCTAATTGACCATACGACAATTGTATTTTAATTTGATGCAGTTGTTTCGTTTGTTCGGACAACCGTTACTCCTGATTTTTTGAGAAACTCAACGCCGTCATTGCTTCTGTAATCTGTATCATAATATACAGTATTAATGCCGCTTTGATATATAAGTTTGGCACACTCCAAACAAGGGCTATGAGTAATAAACATTGTACTATCCAACCCACTATTAGTAGATTTTGCAAGTTTTGAAATAGCATTACTTTCAGCATGTAGTACCTCCGGTTTAGTTTTTAATGATATCGTATCATCTGAATGTTGAATAATATCTTCACATTCATTATCCCAACTTGCTGGCATACCGTTATAACCATAACTGATAACGCAATCGTCTTTGACAATAACTGATCCTACTTGTAATCTTTTAGCATGGCTTAGTTGACTAACACGTTTAGCCCAGTCCATGTAAAGACTAATAAATTTCTTCTTCATTACTTATCTCTTTAATCTGAAAGATTTGCAAAATTTTTTACCAAAGCTCTGCCTATGATTGGATTTATAGTGTTTATATCAGTTTGATACATCTCATCAGTTAGTTTAACAAATTTCAAAAATTCGTGCCATTGATTCTCATCAAATTTGTGATACTGATCAAACATATTTTGAACAAACTTCTTGTGAGGATTTGTGTCTGATATACTAGTTAAAATTTCATCTACATACCAATTAGGTGCAATAAACGGAGAAAGTATGTTGTTTTTCACAATGTCAATAGTTGTTTTAAATGGTAATTTTTCACTAAACCATTTTGTGCTAGCATCTAATCCTAGTAAATTCAGTGAACTATATACTGAATGAATACTGTGTTCTTCAGGTGAAATTTTCGACAACTCTAGCGCATTTGCTATAACAGCTTCAAACTTACTGCCAACTCTTTGGTAATCATTATATACGTAAATCCCGTCTATACTAAAGTCAAATCTTACTGATTTGAACTCCTTTAATTTGTCTAGTGTCTTACTTGATGGAATACTTGTCGCATTAGTGATTATTAATAAATTTACATCTTTTGGATTTACAATTTTATCTAAAAATTTGAAAAGATTAGGGCTGATTAATGGTTCGCCACCTAACATTTTTATCATTCGTAAATGGCTTAGGTCAATAGAGTCCATTAATTCTAATGTTTTGTAATTGACGGTATTAGTTGAATAACCGGTAATTCCGTTTTTTTGTAAATATTCATCTCTAAGTTGTAACTTTGTACTGAACCTGCTGCTACACATCCTACATTCTAAATTACAAAGGTTATCTAAACTAATTTCAAGAAATTCTAATTTTTCAAATGTAATATCTGTAGCTGATGCTGACAAAAGTTCATTAGCCTTTTGCCTCATACTTTTCATATTTGATTGTTCCTCTACGTAACATTTTTTACATTCATTTCTAGAAATTCCTTGTAGCATATCCTTTCTTAGTTCAATAAGAAAGCTATTGTTAAATGCTGCTTCACCTTGATTTATAATCTGTTCTGTAGTAGGGTATTGTTCATTATCGTCAAGTGGAAATCGACAACAGGGTCTAAAAGTATTAATAATTGTGCTGGTTGCACCTGACCATGCAAATTTACACAAAGTGTCGTTCATTTTTTACGTGTCCAAGAACATCGATAACCGGCAATGTTAAGTTTATCCCTATTAGGCTGATTGGCTGGCAGATGACCGTTATGTATAGGTTTGTTAGGAAAAGAAGTAATGATAGTGTGTCTACAATTCAACGCTTCACTAATTTCATCTAAATATTCCTCTTCCCAACCTATGTTAATATCTAATACTAATCTACCACCAATTTTTAAACTAGATAACACTCTATCCCAGTAAATCTGTTTTGGAAAATGCATACACCATGCTAGATGTGAGGTAATTAAATCAGCCTCAACATTCCATGCATCATCAATATCTAAAAAATTAAATCTATTTGGATCAATAGATGTGGCATCTATAGCATCACTGACTACACTCCATGAATGCTGCCAACAAGGACTATCTGTGGTGGGATATTTTGGTTGATTATCAGTGTTTATAAATTTAGACCTATCTACTAAATAAAACTTCGCAGTTGGATTATATTGTGATAACAATAGATCAAGAACACTGTTTCCGGCACCAATATCAATTATTGTTGGATTGTCGGGTAGATCATAAATTCCTCGTTCACTTAAGTTCCACCAGTTCCATTTGACCCACATTGGAAAAAATTCAAAAAAGTTTTGTAATACAGGCTGTCCTGTTAATGATCCTGTTTGAACAAACCAGTTAGCAGCTAATACCTGTAAATTGTTCCATTTTACTGTTAGTGGGCCTTTATTTGAATCAACAGTTAGGGTGTATTCATCCCATTTTTTAAAAAAGTCAAATGATTTATCAAATTCTATATTATGCCCAGTTGTATCACTGAACATTATGTGTCTATTAAAGTTTAAAGGTGTAGGCATAACGTATCTATCAGTCCCAAAGATTACGAAAATATTTTCCGAAAAGTTCTAAGCCTTCTTGTATTCTGTCGTCATGCATTGTGTGTCCAACATGATCATACCAATGTTCATCAGGATTGGTATCTACCATTTGATGCATTACTTCCATTTTACCAGTAACTGGATTTAGCATTGGTTCTGTATCAACAAACTCATACTTCGCTTCTCCATGATGATATATAGAATCATAGTCATCATTGATAAGTTGTTCAAAACTCCAAATCATCTTGTCTAGTACTTCATCCCAACGCTTGCATCCTTCATCAAATGCTTCGTTATACGTATCTTTATAGAAATCAAAACTTTCTTGATAACCATGATCCTCTCCACCCACCTCTGCAAATTCTCCGGGGATCCCATGTTTGGTTTCTTTTAATTGTAACAACATGGGGTATATAATAAGTGCCAAAGTATGATACATATTCCAAGTATCATACTTGTCTATTTGAATATCAACAGTTCTTGTATTTGAATATTTAGGAAATTTTCCTATGTTTATTTTCATAAAGTTTTAGTTATTTTGCCGTCTACAAAAAATAGTTCATCATTGTTATGTACCACTGCTCCAGTAGCATTTTTCTTACGTTCACTGAAAACTTTAGCAGCTTCTTCTATTGTGTTAGCTTGTCCTAAAAATTCATTAGTAGAGATATTATACAACAAAATTGTATCGTCAATAACTTCGGTTTTTACCAATACAATATTTCTTTCTTCTAACTCTTTATCGGTTGCAGCATTTAGTAAGTCATCTAGATTTACATTACTTTCTTCTGCTATTTTGCGAATAGTTCTACGCATCTCAAATAATTGATAAGCTTTTCCCATATTAAAAGCAAAATACATAAGACTAATCAAAATAAAAAACTCAAGCATGACGATACTCCTTTAAATTTATTTATTGTTCACAATGTATTTGTTGTGGTACTTTTGCCAATCTTTTAGATAGGTTTGATAATGAACCCATTTTGGTTTAGTTTGCCTTATTCTAACTAGGAATCCCCATTCACGCTCCTGCTTTCCCATGAAGAATAGTGTTGTAGCTGGCTTCCCCATATCTAGTTCAAGCCAGTGCATTGCTGTTGCACTGCGTTTAATTATACTACCAGGACCACGCCATTTGGACACTTCGCCAAACATATTACCTTGCTCGTCATATAGTGGTACATGTTCCCAATAACCACCTTTTAAAATAATTGTCAAATACGGCCAAGGGTGATCATGAAATATAGGATCGTCACTACGTACAATTTTATGCAATGTTACATTGAAGGGGAACCAACGACGATTTTTGCATAGTAAATAATATCGATGCATATAATCTGCGCCAGTTCTACGGTCAGGTATCAGTCTGTACCTACCTAATGCATTCATTAGTTTGTGTAAAATATTTTTCATAATAAAGAAAAGGCAGCGTTAAGCTGCCTAAACTATCTCACGTTGTTATCGTTAGATTAAAGGCCAAGTGCCAATGCACGATAGCCTGCTGCAACGATTTCACGACTAGGTGTGCCTAGACGATATTTGGTTGTAGTGCGACCTTTGCTGTCAGTATGCTTGTTTGCATAGATAGCAAAGCCTTCGTAACGAAGGTCACTTACAGTTGCAGTTGGGTTAGCGATACTGAAACGTTGTTTCATTTGTGCTACAGTCATTTGCTCACCCTTTTGAAATGCCTCTAATAGGCGTTCTTGTTTGCTTTTCAACATATGTTTTCCTTATTAAAAATGTCGCTGATCTCTCAACGTGATAACATTATAACACAGATTGCATACGTTGCAATACTATTTGGTTAACTATTTTTGTCAGTTTCACCAAAGTTTTGTTGAATCGGGAAAGGCCAAACACTAGCTTCCTGATCACTGATGGTTTGCCAATTCATAGGAGAACCTTCAGTTTTTGGTTGAATATTTTCTTCAAATATTTCACCAGTTACATCATCAATCAAATCAATTTGCACAGGTCCATAAACGACAAGACTATCATAATCAACCTGCCAATTATGTTCGCCGTCATACAACCAACCCGCACCACCGTCGTACCATGAATTAGTTAATTCTCCTTTTTCTTCTTCAGAAAAGCTTTCATCAAAATCAAAACTTACGTTGATTAAATCATCTAACTCTGCACCATACCCGACATCTGTTTCACAAAGTACAGTGTTGCTTTTCAGTTCCCACTCACCTACAGGATTAACTTCACTTCTAAAGCCTATACCCCAACGATACAGTTCTTCAATTTTCCAAGAACGTATTGTACCGTCATCCATTTCTTCAAAAATTTCGTAAAGGACTTCTACATTCTTTTTTTCAAGTGGAGTAATTCTATAGACTTTAGTCATTTTATTCCCTTTTTCTTTTTGGATTCTGTCATTCCTGCTGCAATCATTTTTTTGATAATTAACAAAACACGACCTTTCTCTTTTTCAGTCAAGATTTTAACCATTGCTAGTTTATCGTCATAGCTATTTGCACCATCCAAAAACTCAGCAGGTACTGTAATTTTAGGTTTTTGTTTGAATTTTTTTAAATCCGCTTTTATATCACTATCGTCTGACATTTGATTTCGTTGCCCTCCTTACTATACTATTTAAAAACTATAGTGTAGTAATTTAGTAGACTATTCAATCAATTGTCACACCTCAACGTATTTTAATTTAAACTCATCGGCTTTAGCTTCATACCCATCATAACCGCGAGGATTGCAAACAATACGGGTAGTGCCAATCATATAGTCAAAGTCCTCATGTGTATGTCCATGAGTCCAAAGTTTAATCTGTCTACGATCTAATATAAAATCGTTTAAATCGCTACTATATGCGCCATTAGTAATCACTTCACCTTTGTATCTAGGATGTGTACTAGATTTACTTGGTGCATGATGACCAACCACCACAGTGGTCATATTAGGATGCAATGCCAATACTTCATCCAATCCTTTTAAAAAGGCTTTGTGATCTTCTACACTATCCTCAGGTGTAAAATTAGCAGGTCTTTCTTTAAAAGTCCAACCTTCTTTATTGTTTTCATCATATGTAGGCACACGATGCTGAACAGTCTTTGCAGAGTTTTTAACACCTCTGTAGTCATTCATCATGTATGCTATTTGGCGTAGTGTGGCTGGATCTTCACCATTCATGTCAGTCCATAATGTGCCACCATAGAACAATACACCGTTGATGATACGCCACTCTTTTTCTAAGAAATGTACGTTACTCATTTCCCCAATCAGAGTATTAATCACACTGGTTGTCTGTGCATAGTCGCCATGATAGTGTTCATGGTTACCCATAATAAGAATTACCTGTGGGAATCTTTCACTACATCTTTTCAAAAATTCATAATAACGCTTGCCACGTGCCAACATACTAGGAGTAGCAGCCATTATTTGCTCATCAACATAGCTAAAATTTTTCACATCTTCAGCCACAAAGATATCACCGCCGAGAATTAGGACATCTGCATTTTCTTCGTTATGCAAATCTAAATCACCGAACTCAAGGTGAACATCACTTGTGATTGCTATTTTCATACGCAGTAACCGCCTTTAAATTTATATACATTACTGTCCCATTGTATTAATTCATAAATTTCATTGTCAACACATTTGTATGGGTCTTTGTAATTTAAAACAGCATAATAACCTGCGCCACCTAATGCAGCAACAAGTATAAGCCAAGGAAGCATTCTTCCAAATGCTTTGAGCATTTTTCCGACTGACCCTAACATTGTAAATACCTGCAATACTAATGGTAGTATTTTTTGTAAGTTTTCAAGTATATTTTTCACTTTATGTATTGTAAATGATTGTCTAGTTTTTGACAAATATTTTGGTACTAGATAGAGTTGTATTTATTATAGCCATCTTAGCATAAACTCAACCATTTTCTTTTCATCAAGAAATTCCCAAACTACATCATATTCTTGTGCTGGATACCATCCCATCCTATCACGCCAACCACATCTATTTACTTTCTTACCATATCTATCAGCTAACCAATTCCACATTTCATCATAATGTGTATAGTCTTTGTAAGACATTTCGACACGATACTTCCAAAGCCTTTTATCTTTGCGTCTTTGTTTACTGTTCATTACCGCTCAACTCTGAAACATGTTTACAAGCTTTACGAAATTGAAAGCCAGGGCAAGTACAATCCCAACCTTTACTATTTTTTGTGACAATGTATTTGTTACCTTTACTACCTGCGACCTCAAATACTTTTACATCCGTGTCAACATCTTTCATTGTACCACTTAGTAGTTCAATATCATTTACTAAGTCCATACTAATAACACGGACTTTCATAAACTCATCACCTGTAATACAAAACTGACGATCATTTAACCATTTGTAGTTAGGAACGACAGTACCCTCAAATACCCTGTGATCGGGCTGAGGGGGAATCATATTAGGTCCCTGTACAAAACGTACAGTGACCTTAACTTTACTATCCTTTGTAGGAACTTGTATCATTTTTTAGTGGTGACAGAGGATTTGAACAAAATGCCGAAAAGAATCATAAGACCCCAAGCTTGTAGCCATCCAATTTCTTTTACGCCTTCTACTGCAGGAACAAAACAACCATTCCAAAGTAGCATGACTGGATAACTAAAAAGCAATCCAAGTACAACAACAATACCGACAATCATAAAAAATGCACTAGCCAAATCTTTCATCATCATCTCCTTACAATACATCCAATTGGATTTGTACGCCGTTCCAAGTACCACCAAGACCTGTGCTGCAACTTTCAACACCATCACCCGTGCGATAGTTTTCAAAAGCTTGCAATGCCTCCATTGCTGCAAGATTGAAACTAATAAAGCCACCGACACCTTCGCGGATTTGTTTTGCAGTAGCGTAAAAACTTACATTACCACTGACAATACGAAATTTAGTATTGGATTTGAATGCGAAAGACATATTATTCTCCCTCAGAAAAAATTGCTTCGTACACATATTCACGAACCGCAGTATCAGTAGCCTCACCAAAACCATCTACAGTAGAGATTTGGGTCAGCATATCATTTACTAGATTCCATGACCAATTCATTTTCTTAGCACAAAACACAACACCGTCAATTACAGCATTGCCGTTGTCAGTAAACATACCGTAGTAGGGTTTGTCGTTGATAAGTAGTTCGTTCATTTCTTGCTCCTTGTTATTGACTATACCGTTATTATATGCCCAAATGGATTTATTGTCAACCATTTTTATGTTAACAATTTGATAACAAGTCCAACTGTATAAATTAGCAACAATGTTGCATTTATGACAATAAGACTCCATTCACGCCACATTATTGAGACAATCAACCAAACAAAAGCCCCTAGATTCAGTAGTGCTGGACCTAAGGGATAGAGATTAACACTAGTGCATATCGCCCCTGCAATTGTTATCACAGTTGCAAGCCATTTGAGATAAAATACAAGTTCTTTTTTCATACTCGTATTATATGCCCAAATGGATTTATTGTCAACTATTATCTTTTTGTTATCACTTTGTCAGCTAGTCCATATGCTACAGATTGATCCGCGCTCATGTAGTTGTCACGTTCCATATCTTCTGCTAGTTCTTCAAATGTTTTACCTACACTATTATGCTTTACATAAATGTTTGTTAAGTTTCGTTTCATTTCAAGTATTTCATTAACTTGAATGAGCATATCAGTTGCTTGACCACGTGCGCCACCTGACGGTTGATGAATCATGTGTCTAGCATTTGGTAATATGTAACGTTTACCTGGTGAGCCTGCTGTGGAAAGTAAACTACCCATGCTACAAGCTTGTCCCATAACGATTGTAGATATATCACATCTTACAAATTGCATTGCATCATAGATTGCCATACCAGCAGTTACACTACCGCCAGGACTATTGATATACAATGAAATATCTTTGGTATCGTCTTCACTTTCTAAAAACAATAGTTGTGCTACAACAAGATTAGCCATGTGGTCATGAACTTCACCTTCAAGTAAAATTACACGGTCACGGAGTAGGCGACTGTAGATATCGTAACTACGTTCGCCTTTACTTGTGTGTTCAATAACGATTGGTACTAAAGCCATTTTGTTCCTCTATAGTTAAATGTATGTTATTATAACATA